ATTAATAGCATCTAGTACGGCAATAGTAGATATGGTGGTAGGATGAAATCTTTAGGTATAGCAATGATTGTGGTGTTTTTTGTGGGGCTGTTTACCTTTATTGCTTTTGCAATGGGTAGCGTGATTAAGGCCGCAATAATCTTTACAGTATCCGTATTAATTACAGCTTATATTTTTACAGCAATCTACTTAATAGGTTAAAGATGAATGAATATCAAGCGGGTGTAATCCTAAAGCCCATCATGGAAGCTTTAAAGATACGAGGTATTATGCTGCCTTGGGTGACAATCTATCGAGATGAGCCTGACTTAGAATTACGCTTACATGAGTTAAATCATTACTTACAATACAAGAAGAATAAATTCTGGCACGTTAAATACATCCTAACGCTTTGTGTAACGGGCTATAAGAATCATCCAGAAGAAAACAGGGCTAACGCATACGCTAGGCAGAAAGTCGCTGAGAAAGGCTTAACGGTGCGTACAAGTATAATGACAAATGATGAATATTTAGACTACTTGGGAGAGTAAAGATGAAAGGGCGTAAAAAGGGAGTTCCAAGCAAAAAGAATATGCAGGACAATCGCCCAAGCTGCCATAAGTGCGGAGGCTTTATGCGCAGTGATGGTGCTTGTGGGTGGAGGTGTACAGAGTGTGCAGCATGGAAGGAAAAAGACGACTCACCTAGAAGAAAGCAAGATAATGAAGTGTTTGATTGGGGATTTGATACAGAGAAAGCTACGGAACACGCGAGAAAATGTGAGAAGGGTAAAAGGTTAATTGTAACCACAGCTCAGAATAATACAGACTTACATAGCGAGTTTTTCAAAGCATTAAAGCAAGCGGCTAAATATTATAACTGTGAGATAGCAGTAATCCCCTCTCACTATAAAAACATCACATCGTTTTCTAAAGCAGAGGAATACATTAAAGACTGGGATAAAGCCGTACAGCCTTACTTAGTACATACAGACATTGAGTTTAACAACCACCTGATACGCTCTGATGTAAGGATTAACAGCACAACGATTTGGCCCTTATCGGGCAAGAATGCCCATGGTGGCGATAGGTCGGTAATCTTTGGTCATCCACAAGTATCATTAGAGCCAGTACCTACTCCTGCTGACCATCAGCCTAAACGACTTTATACAACAGGCGCTTTAACTTTACCTAACTACTCGGTAACAGACGCGGGAGAGAAGGCTAAGTTTCATCACTGCCAAGGCGCATTAATCCTAGAGAAAAGCAGAGGCTCGGTATTTGTCAGGCAGTTAAACTGTGATGACTCAGGTACATTCTACGACTTAGATAAGAGGTTTACTAAGCGAGGGGTATCAGAGGGGCATAGCATTCTATCTATTGTTTGCGGGGAGGAGCATGAAAAATTCAATACAGTTAAAAAGGAAACCTACCTAAATAAAACCTCAATAGTTAAAACCTTGAAGCCTAAATACATTGTAAGACATGATATTTTAGATGGGTATGCCGGAAGTCATCACCACGAAAAAGACCCGATGATACAGTTTAAGAAGTTTCACAATGGTGATAATGACTACAAGCTAGAGATTGATAACGTAGTTAAGTTTATCAACAAGACGACTCCAAAAGGCGCTAAGTCTTTAATTGTACCCTCCAACCATCACGACCACTTTATAAAATGGCTGATGAATGTTAATCCTAATCAGGATCATAAAAACGCCTTATTTGCTTTAGAAATGAATATGCTAATGCGAGAGGCTTGCTTAAGGGGTGAGAAGTATGACCCGTTTTATCTCTACCTAAAAGACCGCTTAACTTGTGAGTTTGAGTTTTTAGATAGGAATGAGGCAAGGTTAATCGGGGGTGTGGATGTATCACAACATGGAGACGTAGGCACTAACGGCAGTCGAGGAAGCGCAAGAGGATTAGCTAGAGCCACTTACAAGATGAGTATTGGGCATGGGCATGGTGCTAGAATATGCCAAGGTGTATGGCAGTGCGGAGTGAGTACAGGCAAGCTAGAGTATGAGCGGGGTTTGTCAGACCACAGTAATACTCACATTATTCAATACCAGAATGGCAAAAGATGTATGATTGATATTGTAGATAAGAGGTGGAGAGCATGAGAGACGTTAATTGCTGTGATAAGATAGCTGATGAAGTATACAACGCGCAAACTCTAGTAAGGGCTAGAAACAACGGCCACCCAGAAGATGAGGCTCAGGATATGGCTTTTAAGGGGTGTTTATGTGTACAATGTATGACTTGGTATGAGCAGAATGAAGATGGCAAAGTTTTTGTTGTTCATATCCCCACAGGAAAGAAGATGGATTTATGAGCGACATAGTTAGAGACTTACTAAACGACAGATACGACCATATCATGCTAAACACCCCTAAGAGTGAGCGGCCTGATGAGGTTAATGATACGATTGATATGCTAACCGAGGAATTGGTTAGATGGGTATGGGTTTACGGTGACAGGAAAGAGCAGATTATTGCTAGATTGTTGCGCACCCTCCCTTCTCAGAATTAGATTACTCCATAAAGCTAGTTAGCTTGCCACCTTTCGGGGTGGTTATTTTTTCTTCTGTCTTAGTGTGCTAAAATGGCATAATGGACGACAATATAACAGCTTTATTCTCAAACCCTGACGATGCCTATGTTGAGCTGACTCATGCCTGTTATAATCTATTTGAGAAATTCAACCTAGACCATGACACTAGAATACTTCTTATTGAGCGTTATTCCTTTGAGACTAAAATGCAGAGATGGGCTGATGAAGCTGAAGAGGGCGAAGAGTGAGCACAGTGTGGGTAATTATATTCTGCCTTTATGCGATTGGTTGGAAGTTTGAAGATAATGAGCGCAGGGAAGCGGCTCTTCAAGTCTGCTTTTTGTCGTGTCTAGCCGGTGTAATCCTTGTTAGATTCCCTCACTTAAATACAGCTATCCCCTCTCTAGGCTTTGCCCTTGTTGACCTCACAGCTTTTGTCATACTATTTTGCATGAAATTTAAGGTTCTGAGCAGCCTAGTATTCGCCTCATTTATCGTACATATCACAGCCTACACATTGACAGTAGGAAACCTGCTATCGTATCTTGGCTACTACTCGGCTATACTTATAATCCTTAATATGGGAATTTTAGGGGTGCTGTTTGTCGGCTCACGAGGCTTTAGTCTGGTTTTGGAATGGTGTGGCCGTTGTATGGATGCTTTGCCTGCTTCTGAGTGCCGCAAGAATCTTGCGAAGTTGGAGAATGATGTATACAACCTTGAGATTATGCAGAGTATTGAGAGAGATTTTAAATAAATGCTTCACAAATATGATTTTGATAGTTTGGCTTGCGTTATTGGGGGCACTTTTGTTTGGTTTGGTGCTTATCTCAGTAGTGTTTTTCCTGTTAACTTTTCCGTTGAGGCTGTTGTTGAGGCTGAGCAGCAGAGTATTCTAGAGCTTCACTTTCAGATAACAGAGACTCTTTACATAACCCCTGCTGACTGCTTACAGTTATTTGGTGGCTGTGTGGGTGCATGGGGTGTTTGTAGTATGATTTATAAACGCGCCTTAAAGTGGTATAATAGCAAGTCAAAATAATTGGAGGCAGTATGAGCAGCCCTTTAGCAGCACCCCTAATCAGTCTAGGTATTGATTTAATCAAGTCTAAGCTCAAAAAAGAGAAAGTAGACAAAGAAGTCATTAAGGAAAAGGCTGTAGAGGCTCTTACTGAGACTTTCACTAACTCCCCTGTAACTACCGGCCTAGGCACTACGGCAGGTGTGGGCGCTCTATTGATGGATAGCGAGACACTATTACAAATCCTTCCTATGATTCCGGCAGACCATCACGTTTATGTGCTGTTAGGTATGTATATCACCTCTGCTGTTTTACTGCTAGTTGGCAAGAAGTTAGATAAATGATGGAATTACTAGGAATGTGGGCGGGTGTGACAATCTGTTTAATTTATTGGTGGATTAGTCATGAGTCTAGCTAGGTCGTTAAATCAATTTTTAGTCAACCCTCTTGTAAGGGCTTTACACTCTGTAGCGGGATTAGATGCGGCAAGAGCTGCGTTAGTTGAAAAGTGGCCTATGAATGGCTCTCTAGTAGGTAGTGAGGGCACTCCTATTACGTTTACTCGCGCAAGTAAGGATAATTACCCTACTGTGTTAGGTGGTTTCTTGATGCAAGCCATTAATGCGCCCTCTTACGGTGCAGGCTTAGCACTCAATGGCTCATTGACCAATATTTGTACAAATAATAATTTGGCTGTTGATGCTGCACTAACTAATATTACGGATGGTGCTAATGTAACTTCAAGTCGCGTAGTGGGTGGCGCTTTAAATGCAGGAACGGATGTATATGTAGTTGAGAGCACAGCAAGCGCGGCAAGTGGTAACTCAGTGCAAATTGGTGGTACGGCTGCTACAGCTACAAGTCACTCGGCTAAGCTTGTATTTAAAGTCACAGCGGGCGCGGGTGGTTGGTTGCATATCGGCACAACGCCTACAAATGGTATAAGACTAGATAGCACAGAGTTTGTTGTTATAGATTTAAATGATTACACAGCCACAATAGGGGATAATCTTTATGTGACCCCTGATAATGGCGCTACAATTCAATGGCTCGGTAATTGCTTTTATAATCTCGCTTTCGCCACTCCGCATATTGTTGAGGCATTAGGCGCAACGGGTACTTTAGCTCAAGTAGACGCTCAGCTATCGACTACAGGATTTCCAGTTAATGGCTGTTCATATTATTTAGAGCTACCTAAAGGGGTTAGGGATAACGGCACTAATCAAGTTCTTATTGACTCATTCGCAGATGCTAGTAACTATTTTAGAGTTAACTACTCGTTAGCAAACGGGCTTAGGGTCATTAAGAGGGTTGGCGGTACAAATTACATCTTAAGCGTCCCATTGGTTGCTGATGGCACGCCCTTTAGCCTTATAATTACTCAAGATAGTACGAGCGGAATTGAGCTTACATTAAGCAACGGTTTAACCGACTCTGACCCAGATACTCAAGATATTCAGCTTGACAGTGTGCTAGTGTTAGGTCGCAGGGATGACTATGCGCAGCCTTTATACAGCGAAGAAGCACAGCTAAAAGTATTCAATGAAGTAGTAACCTTAGAGGCGGCTAAATGGACTTAGTAGAATTATTAACTTATTGCTCAACTTCTGTTAGAAAAAAGTTAACCAATAGCTATCCTGAGCATATCCATGAATTAGAGGATGGAAGCATTCGCCTAAAGGTAGCTAAGATAAAGACAGAGCGCACAGACAATCATGCAGCAAGTCTAATCCGATGTAAGCCTAGTGATTTAGAGTGGGTAAGCGATGTATTTACACTATGCTCAGAAGTAGCCGAGGTATCTAAAGGTGAGAGCGCATGGGATATGGTGACAGAGGAAGGTGAAACTTTAATAGAGTTAGCGTATAATCGCAAGTATATTAACGAAGATGGCCAAGAGTGTTTAAAACCTAAATGCTTTGGCCGATTTATGTGAGCAGGAATTAAACAATGGCAACAGCAAACAAAACAGTAATCGAAGTAGGGGCAAGTGCTTCAGGTGTGCAGGGTGGAGTAAACCAAGCTAAAAACGATATGGTTATCTTACGCGCTTCTGGTACATGGGATAGCACAGTATTGTCTTTCAATGTATGGACAGGCGTAGGACAGCCGCAAAGCCCTACAGATTCAGGTTTCATCTCTGAGTATACCTTTAACGCTAATGAGCAGGTAAGCTACCTAATCGGGACATATAACTACTGGACTATTACAGCTTCAGGTGGTGGCGCAAGCTCAGACATCGAGTTTACTTGTCAGAGCGTTCAAGACTGTAACCGCTAATAACTCTGGGGAGAGGATTATGGCAGGTGGTAGACCGACTAAATACAGTGATGAGGTCTTAACTAAGACTAGGGATTATATTGATAACTTCGGCAATTATGGTGACTTAGTGCCCTCTATTGAGGGGTTAGCTTCTGAGTTAGGGTTAGGTGCTAGAACGCTTCACGACTGGAAACATCAGGAAGATAAGCAAGAGTTTTCGCGTATGTTAGGTGAATTACTCTCTAAACAAGCCCGTATAGCAATGAATGGGGCGCTAGGTGGTGATTATAATGCCACTATTGCAAAGCTGCTTCTCACTAAGCATGGCTACTCAGACAAGGTAGACCAGACATCAGAAAGCACTCACACTATTAAAGCCCCAGACTTAAAAGTTCAGTTTGTAGATGCCTCAGCAGATACCGACAGCGTTTAAGGATTTATTCACCCCGTCACGTTATAAGGTTTATTACGGTGGTCGTGGTGGTGGTAAGTCATGGGCTATCGGTCAAGTCTTACTAATGAAGGCAATGACAGAGCCTGTACGTATTCTCTGTACACGCGAGTTTCAACAATCTATTCAAGAGTCAGTACACAAACTCCTATCAGACCAAATAGACGCTATGGGCTATCAGGAGCATTTTGAGGTTCAGCGCTCTATCATCTACGGTAAGAATGGCTCTCAATTCATATTCGAGGGCTTAAAGAATAACGTCACTAAGATTAAATCCATGGAGGGTATTGATATTGTCTGGGCTGAAGAGGCTGAGAGTATCAGTGAAAACTCATGGGATGTACTTATACCGACTATCCGTAAGCCTGACTCTGAAATATGGGTAAGCTTTAACCCTAATGATGAGATGGATAACACTTATCAACGCTTTGTTATTAACCCACCTGAGAATGCCGTAGTTAAGAAGGTTGGGTGGCAAGACAATCCTTGGTTTCCCGATGAGCTACGGGCTGAGATGGTTGAGTGTAAAGAGAAGCAGCCTAAGAAGTGGCTACATATCTGGGAGGGTGAGTGCGCTAGTGACTACGGTGACTCAATTATACAGCCTGAATGGGTAGAGGCGGCTATTGATGCTCATAAGAAGCTAGGCTTTGAGGCTTTAGGTTTAAGAGTGCAAGGCTTTGACCCTGCTGATGAGGGTACGGATAACAAAGCATACGCTGTTAGACATGGCTCATTGGTTGAAGATGTTGTGCAGTGGGAGGGTGGCGACTTGAATGATGCGATTAACCGCGTGTTTGATTTCGCCTTTGATAGCAAGGTAGATGATATTGTATTTGACTCTGTAGGTGTGGGCGCGGGGATTAAGGTTGGCTTAGATGAGAGGATTGCAGGTAGAAACATTAGAGTAACGGGCTTTGGTGGTGCTGAGTCAGTGCGTGACCCTACAACAATCTATGAGGGTGACAAGAAGAATAAGGAAGTCTTTAGAAACTTGAGAGCGCAGTATTGGTGGTATTTACGGGATAGATTTGAAAAGACTTATCGAGCTGTTGAGAAGGGTGAATACATAGCACCGGATGAATTAATTAGTTTAAGCTCAACTATTGCAGACTTAGGGCAGTTAAAGTCCGAGTTATGTCGTGTACAGCGCAAACGTGGTACAATGAATAGCTTAATACTGCTAGAAAGTAAGCCAGAAATGCTAAAACGTGGCGCAAAGTCTCCAAACATGGCAGACGCTTTAGTAATGGCCTTTGCTAACCCGCCACCTAAGAGTGACATTAAGCCTAGACAAACACGTAAGAGAAAGTGGAAATGATTAAATTAAGAAAAGATAAGCGCGAGAAGTTACACAGAGAAGCTATTGCACGTTGGAAGGTAGCGAGCGAGTGTGAGGAAAAGCAGCGCATCTTAATGAATGAAGATACTTTATTCGCTCAGTCTCAAGATGGTCAGTGGGCTGACTTAGTGAATGGTGAGACAGAAGATTCTAGAGCAAGGTTTACGGTTAATAAGATTGCAGCCAGTTTAGCGGTTGTCTATGGTAACTATGTTCACATCAGACCGCAAAGTAAGTTAGTTGCAGCGGGCTTAGGTGCTGACAAAGAGAGCGCTGAGGTGCGTACAGGCTTAGTGCGTTCTATTGAGCAACAGAATCAAGCGGCTGACATTTATGACACAGCCTTTAAGAATATTATACAGTGTGGCTTTGGTGCGTGGAAAATCAAGCTAGACTATTCAGACGATGATTCGTTTGATCAAGATATTATAATGATTCCTATTCCAGACGCGGCCAATACAGTCTGGTTTGACCCTACAGCTAAACGCTATGACCGTAGAGATGGTGACTATGCCTTTCATGTTGAGCATATTAGCTTCGAGGATTACAAGTTAAGATACCCTAAATCATCCATGGCTCAATTCCCTACAATGGAAAAGCTTGTAGCGGGCAATACAATGAATTCTTACTGGTATAAAGGTGAGATGGTTGCAGTGGGTCAGTATTGGCGTAAAGTGCCTGTTAGGAAGCGTATAGGCTTACTAGAGACCGGTAAGACCGTAGAGGTTACAGCAGAGCTTGAGGCTAGTTTGCAGAATGGTGAAGGCGCTGAGTTAGTAAGAGATGAGATGGGCAATGTTAAGACTCGCATGGTTGATTCGCATAGAGTTGAGATGTTTATGATGAATGGCTTAGAGATTCTAGGCGATGGTTGGGAATTCCCCTCTAAGTTTATCCCTATTGTGCCTGCCTTCGGTGAGCAAGTATCAGTACAGGGTGAGAGACATACACGAGGCATGGTGCGTTTTGCTAAAGACCCTCAGCGTATCTATAACTATGCTAACAGCGCATTTATTGAGAGCGCAGCTATTAGCCCTGAGCAACCTTATCTAATTGCCTCTGAGCAGATTGACCAGTATGAGGAGGAGTGGGAGACAGCGGGTGCTGAGATACCTCCATACCTACG